TTATCCAGATGTAAGTGTTACTGTTGGTTATACTCAATGGAATCCCGGTGGTTTGTTTAGAGCCGGTAGAGAGATGTTTGAATGGATAACTTTTAAGGGTCTTGTAATTACACAACTTGACACTAACTTAGTATCAGCTATTATAGGTATGTACTTTGGTGGTAGTTTAGCAAAAGGAAGATAATGGACACTAGAGATTTTATGACAATATTAGAGTCTGTAGGTATTCCTGCAGCCTTTGCAGTTGCTGCTGGTTGGATGGTATATAAATTATTTAATGCTTTAATAGCAGATGTACATAAAAAATTAGATACGCAACATAGTATGATAGTTGCATTAATAGACAGAGTAAGACAAATGGATAATGATATGATAAGAATAGACTCTATGGTAAGAACAGCTATGGGAGTAACTATAGATGTAGATAGGTTAGCAAGAGCAGATGGAAAAAAAGACCAACGAAAAGATTAATAAAAAAATACTACAAGTAGTAAACCTTTCTCCAAGTGAATCTTGGTTAGAAAAAATTGTAGAAGTACATCCTATAAAACAAATTGCAGTTGCTTCGGTTATACAAATATCTGTATTAGGATTTATGGCTATGTCTATGTTAATAATTAATTATATATTTTAATAAAATGAAAATAAAACCAACATTTAAAAGTAAAAAAACTGATAGGAACTGTAAGTTTTGTATGTTCTTTTGGTCCATGTTAATTATGTTTTGGTCTGTTAATAGTATATCAGATGAGATGGTACATCAATTTAAAAACCCTAGCTTTAGTGGTATGGGAACATCTGCACATTATCTTACTATAGAAAATCAAGAGTTTAATAGAAAGATGAGTATCAAAGAAGAACTCAAAGCTTTACAGGACCAGATTAAAAGAGACAAAGAAAACACAACACTTGCAAGGTTTATAAGAAACTTAGAGTCTAGAATATATGCACAGCTATCAAGACAATTAGTAGAAAACTTATTTGGAGAAACTCCTAGCGATAGTGGTATATTAACTTTAGAGGGCAACACAATCGAATATAGTGTTGTCGATGGAATAATAACTTTAAAAATTACGGATTCAGATGGGAACACAACGACTATTTCTTTGCCTATTGGTAACTTCACTTTTTAGTGGCTGTGCAGTTTTAAATCAAAATAAAGATTTATCTTTAACAAGAGATACAGAACCTGCCAATATTTTAGACTTACAATCAGTTGCATTAGCTGAAGTATCTCCTGCTAAAAGAAAACCAATAATAGCAGTATATAGGGATAGCTTTCAAGATTTAACAGGACAAAGAAAAAGTAACAGTAGCTTTGCTTTATTTAGTACAGCAGTAACACAAGCTCCAGAAGCATTACTTATAAGAGCTTTAAAACATGCTGCTAACGGAGAATTTTTTAGAGTTGTTGAACGAGTAGGATTAGATAATCTTACAAAAGAACGACAACTTATTCGGTCAACCAGAGAAAACTTTGAGCAAGACCAAAAGCTCCAGCCTTTATTATTTGCTGGTCTTATAATACAAGGTGGAGTAATTAGTTATGACACAAATGTAGAATCTGGTGGTATTGGTGCTAGGTATTTAGGAATAGGTACAAGTAAACAATACCGAGAAGATGTAGTAACTATATCATTACGATTAGTTTCTGTATCAACAGGTGAAATATTAGTAGAGACTACAGTTTCTAAAAATGTTTTATCGACAAGCGTTTCTCAAGATGTCTTTAAATTCTATGAACAAGGTACAGAACTTGTAGAAATAGAAGGAGGAGTAGCTGAGAACGAGGTGGGTTCTATAGCTTTGCAAAAGGCAATAGAAGCTGGAGTATTTAACTTAATAGAAATAGGAATAGAGAGAGGGTATTGGGAATATGAAACAATTAAAATTGATGAGCCTAGTTGTGATGTTGACTGCGTTGACAACATACGGGGCTGATAACGAAATATACATTGACCAATCAGGTGCTACTGCTAATATAGATTTAGAACAACTTGGTTCTGGAAATATAATAGGTGGATTAAATTCTGTTGCAGGAACTTTAACTGCTTTAGATTTAGATGGATTAAATCTAACTCTAGATATTAATCAAATAGGAGATAGTAATAAATTTCTTGGTGATATACTAGGAGATAATATTACAGGATTTTTTGAATTTGATGGAGACAGTAATACATTTACTATACAAGCAGACCCAACCAATACTTATGGTATTGATAGTTCTAATTTTAATGTAGATACTACTGGAGATAGTAATACTTTTACATTAGATGTAGGTACAACTGCTATGGCTAGTAATACAGATTTAGACTGGATTATTAATGGTAGTAGTAATACATTTGATTTTGATATAAACTACGATGGTGGTACTTCTTATGTTGATGTTGATGGAGATAGTAACAATGTTACTTTTACAGGTAGTGGTTATGCTGGTGGTTATTTTTACTTAGACCAAACAGGTAACTCTAGAACTTTTAACATACAACAACTTAGTACATTAGACAATGATTGGCTCAAGATACTTTCAACTGGCAATTCTGGTACTGTCTGTGTTATCCAAAACGATGGTGGCACAACAGTCGGATGTTAGTATTGGAAGCGTAACAGAACTTAAAGGTAATAGCAGGATTGTAAGAGATGAAACTTACGATGCTGCTTTATCTTTTGGTATAGAAAGTTTTGATAATGTTGAAACTTCTAATGGTAGAATAGGTATAACCTTTGTTAATAATAGTCAAGTAAGATTAACAGAGCATTCACAATTAGTTATAGATGAATTTATCTATGACCCTAATCCTTCAAAGTCTACAATGGCTTTGAATTTTGCTAGTGGAACTGCAAGGTTTATTACTGGCAAGTTAAATAATATAAACAAAGAAAACATTTCTATTAGTACGCCAAGTGCTAATGTGTCAATTCGTGGAACTGATTTTACAATTACAGTAAATGAGATAGGCGAATCGTTAATTATATTATTACCAAAAGCAGATGGAACTCCTAGTGGAGAAATATTAGTAGCAACAGGTGCAGGAGAAGTAATTCTTAACAAGCCCTATCAAGCTACTACAGTTTCTATGTTTGAACTAGAACCTACTAAACCGGTTATATTAGATTTAACTTTAGAGTTAATAGATAATATGTTAATAGTTAATCCACCAAAGGAGAATATAAATGTACAGGGAGAAGATGGAAGTAGCAGTTCTAATGTTCTTGATGCTAACTTCCTTGACTTTGATGATTTAGATGTAGACTATCTAGCAGAGGATGAGTTAGAATTTACAGAACTAGATATTAATTATTTAGATGTAAACTTTCTTGAAGACTTGTTAGATATTATACAAGATGTAAATGAGTTAGACCAAACAGAAACTTTATTGAAAGCTGACTTTGATTTAAAAGGAACAACTATGGGTTTTGATTCTAACACACAAGTTAATACTTTTACTACAGATAATGTCGTAACATTTTTAAAATCATTAGAAGATACAGTAAGATTAGATTTAGATAAGACAGGTTCTTATACTGTTATCCTTGTGCAAAATGGAAAGAGTACACAAATTGTAGTTAATGGTGGTGGTTCTTCTACTATTAAGATAAAACAAGGGGATTAGAGAAAATTGACATCACCAGATGCTCTGTATTGCATTTGTTGACCCTACCTAATACGATGGGTATAGAAAGACCTATTATTTAATACAGAGCTTCTCTGTGCCTCTGAGAGGATTTAGCTATTTTTACCTAGAAATTTTAATTTTTTTAGGCTTTTGCTCATCTGGAATGTTTTTACTTAGTTCAATAAGTAATATTCCATCAGCAACACTAGCTTTTTTAACTTCAACATACTCAGCTAGAGCAAATGATTTATAAAATTCTCGTTCAGAAATTCCTTTGTGAACAAATTCTATATCATCTTCTCTATCTCCATAACATGCAGAGACAGTTAAAGTATTATCTTCTATTTCAATATCAATATCAGACTTATTAAATCCTGCCATTGCTATTTCAATATAATATGTATCACCTTTTTTAAGAATATTATAAGGTGGATAGTTTGATTGAGGTATTGATGCTCTTTGTAATGTATTAAACATTTCATCAAACCCTACTGAGAACGGGCTGAATTGCCCAAATGCTTTTATGTTTGTCATATTAACTCCTTTATAAAGCAAGTTATTGAGTGCCGACCTTTCGCACACCCTTATCTATATTATAATACTTATTTTAAATTTGTCAAGGGTTTAGGAAAATAAATTGTTATTGGTTCTGATTTACCTTTTACTAATATACTATCTATCTTTTCATAATCAAAACAATCACCTGCTAAGTCTTTAGTGTACTCAGATATAATTATCTTCCATTGTTTATAATCATTTCTACCAGCAGTAGCTTCTAATCTAGCTGATAAGTTTACAGCATCCCCAACAACAGAGTAATCAAACCTTGTTTCGCTTCCCATATTGCCAACAATACAAGTTCCAGAGTTGACACCAGTTCCTACATTGATAGGTGGTAAGTCTAAACCTTGTTCTTTAAATTGTTTATTAAGTTCTAAGGTTGCTTCTTCTATTTCTATTGCAGATTTAATAGCTAACTCTGCATGATTCTCACAAGGAAGAGGAGCATTCCAAAATGCCATGATACAATCACCCATATACTTGTCAATAGTTCCACCATTAGCTAGTATAATCTTTGTCATCTTATCAAGATAAGTATTAATAAGTTCTACTAAACCTTCAGGGTCATCATTGTTTTTAAATACTTCTGACACAGGAGTAAAGCCCATGATGTCAGTAAATAAGAATGTCATTTCTTTTCTTTCTCCACCTAGCTTTAAAAGCTCTGGATTCTTTTGCAACATAGCAACCATATCAGGAGAAAGATAAGTACCAAACTGTTTCTTAATTTGTTGTCTTAATTTAAATTGTGTTCTAAAGTTTAAATAGAATTGTTGTAGGGCAATAAGTGTCATACATGTCATACTCCATGTGACATCTATAAGATACCCGATAGATATAAAGTAATAACCAAGAGAGCCTACTGAAGCTATTAAAGTTCCTGCTAATACCATACCCCATGTAATACCAAAATAACTTATTACAAAAGCTATTAGCAACCCTGATATAACTAATATTAGTAGTTCTACAAACAATCTATAATCAGGTATGAACGGAGAGTCAATCAAAATACTTTCTGCAAGGGCAGCCTGTATCTTGTGTGGTTCTAATAGCCCATTTGGTGTAGCTAAAGTAGGCATAACACCCTCTGCAGTGACACCTACAAATACAAACTTACCATAGACATTCATTTCAGATAGTGTAGTTTGTGGTGTATTAACCCAGCTAATCCACTTACGACCAAGACTATCTGTTGATATTGGCTCAAGTCCTCTAACTCTTATTTGTTGTATACCATTTTCATTTGTTTTTATTTGATAAGTGTTAGAGTTGAGTAAAGTTTTTAATACTTCTATTCCATAAGAAGCAACCCAACCATCAGGAGTTTGTTGAAGTAAAGGTATTCTTCTTACAAGA